AAGACCGTATCAACTTGTCCTCTTTCGTTTTCAGCAATGTATATTTCTTTAATGTGTCTAGTGTTAAATCTTATTAAGTTTTTTTCATCAGCTGATACAAACATAGCAGATGTACCAAACGATATTAAATCTTGGTACAGCTCTTGTACTTCTTGTTGAAAGTTGGATCGGTTAAATGCCGTGTACATATCTTCAGTAACACTATCTAACCACTCTTGAGCTTCGTCATCTTGGGATAGTTCACTATCTCTAAATGCTAATGTAAACCACGGTGAGGCTGCATTAGTTAACATACCATGCAAACTAGAACCTAATAACTCAAGTGCGTGGATAGCAGTGCCATCAAAAATTACTTGGTTTCTTTTATCTCCACGAGTTCGTTGCTGGGTAATGTCAGCTTTGCGTGGTTGCATGTAATCAGCTATCTCTTGCCAATGACTTTCCCAGGTTGACCTGGTAGTTTTTAGTGTAGAAAATCTATCTACAAGCATTGCTGCATTTTTATCTTGCATATAATTAACCTAGAAGGGTTGGAGTATAAACGGTAGCACTACCACCAAGACCAGTGGAACTGGTGTTGATTAGTGACTTACGACCTTTTTTCTTACGCTGTACAGCTTGAGCTGTTTCTTCAGTTTCCGTTGGTGTTTCCTCAACTGGTACAGGATCAGATACAACTGGATCTGGAGTAGGTGTTGGAGTTGGTTCAGCATTAACTGTTAAATCATCTATCGATGTTACAGGTTCTGTAGTACCAGCAACTGTTCCAGCTACTTTTAAAATATTTTCTTTAACTGGATCTGGGGTTGGTTCTGGAATAGGCTCTGGTTCAACCACTGCTGGTGGTGATGGTACAAAAGGTTCAACTATTTCTTTAGGTATTATTTTTTTAATTGCTTTTTTTAGAATTTTTTTGCCCATTTATTTTCTCCATTGATAGGGTAATTGAATTGCAACTGTTTGGTCATTTTGATTTGACCAGCCAATGCGTTCATATAGTTTTATGTCATCAGCATTGATTTCGTCTGTTTGCAACGCAACAGCTCCGAGCTGATAACTCATTTGATAAAATTTATTTACCGTGTGTCTGTTTAACACACGACCTTGATATTGTTGTGCTACACACATATGCGTAACAAAATTGTTTTCGTTATCTTGCAATTCATACAACCATACATAACCTAAAGTTGTGTCATGTTTTACAAATCGAAAGATGTAAGCATAAATTAAATTGTCTTTATGCTCAGGTAGATACTTGTAGTTTTCGTCTGTTAAGAAAGCTAGCAAAGCATCAGGGTCTTGACTTGGTTCTATATCAAGCACTAGCCCATCAAAGTTTTCTTTTTCTTTTTTGGAAAGCCAGCTTGCATGTTGCCGTAGGCTTTAGAACTAATAGTTGATTTAGACTTTGGTCTAGACGTACCAGCTTTTTTTCTTTTATTTATATTTTCGTATAGTGACATAATATTATCCTAGTAATGTTGAGCCAGCACCAGTGGTGTCTGCTACTGAAGTTATTTGCTTTTTCTTTTTCTTTGCTTGATCGGTAATATCTTCCACATTGTCTTTAGTTTGTGCTGCTATCTTTTGTACTGGTAACTTTTTGTCCTTAGCTTTTTCAGCTATTTTTTGTACTGGCAGCATGCCATCATCTGACATTTTTTTTATTAATTTTCTCATTAATCCCATAATATTATCCTAGTAAAGTTGGTGAATAAGTTTCAGCTTCTGTGGTCAAACCTTGTGGTCCTGTTAATATTGTGTTGTTTTTCTTTTTTCTTTTATTAACGGTTGCCTGAGCTGCTTCTTGTTCAGTTATAGTATCAGCTTCAGTTGCTGAAGTTGTTTCTGTTTCTAATGCTGTTTTTCTGTCAGTAGTAGATGGGGGTGCATACTCCACCTTTTCTTGTACTGGTGGTGGTGGTGGCATGTTTATTTTTGGTTTAAAGAGTTTGCTCATGGCTTCTTCCTAGTGGGTTGTAATTATTATCAGCTACACGCTGGGTTATTTCTTTGTCATCTCGTAATTCTTCCAAGCCTACAGACAAGCAACGCAAAGCATCACATGCATGACTTGACCAGTCGTGGACTGGTTTCATATTAAAAACTTGTAAGGTGTCGTTAAACTTACGGTGATAGTTCCGCAAGGCATCTATAAGTTTCTTGCAAGTATCAACGTCTAACCAACAACGGTTAAGCAAGAGTTGCGTATAATGAATACCATCCTCTATACTTAGTTTAGGTGTAATCTTAAAACGTAGACCTAACTCGTAAGCTATTTCACGCCTGGACTTACCATTAGTAAACTCACGTTGTTCTAGATCGTGTGGTCCATAATGGTTCTTGTAAACGTAATCCTTGCCGTTAATCACATTAATGTAATGGGGTAGACCCTCATTACTGTTTTCATAATAATCTATAATCTGTACAGCTCGACCTACTTGCTGAAAAAATAAGATAACGGTTTTATCCGAGATCCCAATATCCCATGCCGTACTAACAGGATAAGTCGGATCATATGGCACTCGACCAACTTGACCTTTGTTTTCAATCTTTTCTATTATATCTCCATAGATAGCACCTTCTAGAGCTGCTACCCAATCACACTCAAACTCTTGTCGGTATTTATTTTTACCCATGAGTTCTAGAGCTGCTTCTAATTCTTCATTGTCAACAATGCCTGTTTCCGATGCTTTAGCAACTTTAGTGTACCAGGTCTTATCTTTCAGACCGTGTTGGTACTTATTATAAAAATCATTACTCATGCCTTGTGGTGTACCCACAAAATAACAAAAGCCTTTACGATCTGACAGAGCTGGTCGAATAATCTCAGGAAACAATCGTGGATTGATCTGAGCATATTCGTCACAGATAATACCATCGTAGTAATTACCACGAAGGCTATCAGGATTTTCAGAACCTAAGAGGGAGATCTTTGCTCCGTTAGGCAGAGTGCAACTAAGTTCTTGTTCATTAAACTTTGATCCAGGTATGACACCAGCATAATATTTTAAGTAGTCAAAAATAATTGACTTAGTTTGTTTGTATGTCGGTCCGATGTATGCGTACCGTGGATTCCATTGGTCGTTAGTTAACGCTCTTTTAATTAGTTCATTGATGCACAGTACGGACTTGCCAGCACGTCTGTGGATGCTGAGTACAGCCCATCTATGTTTGCTTAATTGTGTATGTATGTCTTGTTGTAATGGTCTTGGACTATACGGAATAGTTATTTGCATTAGTGTAATGTTGGTTGTTTGCCATCTATTTCTTGCAAATCAATGTTTAAGTTATTGCAGATCCAAGTAGACACATCTTTGCCGTGAATATTATTACGAAAGCCTGTAACGCTTATAATTAAACTTTTGCTAGTTTCATCGTAGACGATCATTGCTAGCAGATCTTTTAAATCTTCATCCATATGCGTGGTTCTATTAATTTCCTATGATATATATATTATATACCGCACACCACTTTTCGGGGTGTGGGGGGGTAGGTGCGGTCAAAAAAAATAATACCGCATACACCTGTTTTCCTAGCTAAATAAATAAATCAAGATGCTGAGTCCCGTCATTGTGCCAGGAATACCAACAATAATTTAAAAAAAGTACGGGGCATGGTACGTCTGACCCCAGCTCACAGTTGACATCGTACCTCATGACGTGCGTGCGTATTCATACACCTCTCTATTAAATATCGGAGATCCTACTTGATCTCAGGTACAGCTTCAGTACTCCATGCAATAGTCAGCTTACTATCTGACTTAACATCAGCTTGGATCTTATCACCGAATGTACCAGCTAATAGTTTTGAACTGAGCCATCTTCCGTGGTGTAGTTTTTCTCTAGCCCATTGAACTTTCTGTGGTTCAATGTCAGTTTGTAATAGCTCTAACATTTCATCAAGATAAGTCCATGCTCCTAATTGTCTAGCACTCATAATATCTTGGTGTAAGTCAGTATCATCCTTCATCCAGGAATACACAGTTGTGACTGCTGGATAATCCTTATCACTACATATCTTGGATAGTGGAATGCCTTGTTGCAACCTCTCCAGTATTACTGGGATCTTGTCTTTTAAGTTT